CATTAATGTAAGGGGGCACAATGGCTAGTTCAGGTACACGAACATTTGCTCTATCGATTGCGGACGTTATTCAAGAAGCGTACGAACGATTGGGTGTAAGTTCTAAAGGTGGTTATGATTTAATCACGGCTAGGCGTTCGCTTAACTTGTTAATGATTAAGTGGATTAATCAAGGTGTGAATTTATTTACACTGTATGTGGAATCCACAGCGGTTAATACATTTGCAAATAATGTATATCCTACTTTTAATTTAAGTGCAGATAATTATTCGGACATTCTTACGGCATCCTGCCGTGACATTACTGCAACTCCCGATCAAGACATTAGCATGGAAAGAATCAGTTATGCGGATTGGTTAGCCATTCCTAATAAGTATTCTACAGGTACACCTTTGCAATTTGCAGTGGATAGAAATGCACAATTTGATAGTTCGGGTGTGAATAATCATACAGTTTATATTTGGCCTGGCCCTAATGTCAGTAGTAAATTTGAGATATTATATTGGGGTATTAAATATGGTGAGGATATTGGTACGAATTATGGTCAAAATGCGGCTATTCCTAAAAGAATGTTGCCAGCTTTGATAAGCGGGTTGACTGTGGAATTGGCGAATAAGCATCCCAAGTTAGTGGATATTAATAGGCGACAAGAACTTATACAGATGTATGAAAAGGAATGGGAACTGGCAAGAGAAGAAGACAGGGAACGAGCAAGTTTTTATGTACAGCCTAAGGTTCGTGGATATGCGTAATGGCAAAATATGCGAAAGGTAAGCATGCAGTTTTAATCGATGACCGTTCAGGGTTTAAGATTAAATATAAAAATGCTCGTACAGAGTGGACAGGATTTAGAGTTTACAAGGGTGACTGGGAACCTAAGCAACCTCAGTTAGACCCTCAAAATTATATTTCAGGTTCTGAGGCGAATATATTATATAAGCCAAGGCCTGATCAGGATTCAGTTCCGACAACGGTTTTTTTAGGACCATTGTATGGNAAATGGTCTGGNCAATGCGCGGCTAATTTAGGNTTAGCTGTAGGGATAACGCCAGCGGATGCGCCGTCTGGTTTTGTAGCTACATCGACATTAGGTACATTAGTACTTAGTTCGGCAGATGCACCTGATGGGTTTGAAGGAACTACAGGATTAGGCACTCTTGTTCTTAATGTTACGGAAGAAGCGGAAGGTTTTGTAGGAACTACAACATTAGGTGATGTAGTACCAGTTTTAACTGCTGCGGTCTCAATGGGTGCAATGACTAGTGGCTTTAATAGTTCAGTAGTTATAAATCTTGATGAAGAAGCAGAAGGTTTTGTAGGTACGACTACTTTAGGAACACTAACATTTAGTGCTACTGAAGTTGTTTCTGGTAGTGAGTTAGGAGCAATAACTTCTACTTTAGGTAATACTGGATTGTATGTAAATACTACAGAAATACCGCCAGGATTGGCAGGAACTGGACAGTTAGGAACTGTAACAATTTCAATCCCAGGATGGGGAACATCCCTCTGGGGTGATGGAACATGGGGCGAATAATATGGCATTAACGTATGTACAATTAAAACAGGCAATCCAGGATTGGACTGAAAATGATAGTACGGAATTTACTGCAGCTACGGGACCAGGTGTAGCTCCAATTGATGTATGCATTGCAAATGCGGAATTACGCATTACTAAGGAATTAGACCTTACAGCTTTTAGAAAAACTACTACCATAGCTAGCGGTACGGCTACTACAGGAGTGGCATTGCCTGAAGATTTAGTAGTATTGAGATTTCTTCGCATTCAAAATGGAGCTCATCTTTATGAAAAGGATGAGACTTTCATTCGGGAATATACAAATGACCCATCTACTACAGGCACTATAATTTATTATGCTTTACAGCGCCCAGGAACAACTTATACATCATCTAATAGGTATACNAATATTATCTTTGCACCAACTCCGGGGGTTGACACTACGTGCGAAATAGGGTATACTTATAGAGTAACAGGTTTATCTGCAAGTAATGCTAATACGTATCTTGGAGATAGATGTCAGGAAACTTTATTATATGCTTGCCTCATAGAAGCGGCGACATTTATGAAGGATTCTGCACAATTGCAAAACTACCAGCAATTGTATGAGCGTTCAGCTCAGACACTTGGGGTAGAGGAACAAGTAAGAATGAGGAACACTGAATTATATAAAGGTGAACTTCGAACATTAGGAAGATTAGAAGGAGATAGATAATGGCAGGTATAACATCAGCATTATGTACAAGTTTTAAAGTAGAACTTCTGGAAGGCGATCAAGATTTCACCAATGGAGCTGATGCGTATAAAGTAGCATTAATGAAAGCTAATGCAAGTATCACAGGTACTTATGATGCTACAACAAGCAACTATTCAGATGTTACAGGTAATTCAGATGAGTTAGCAGGAACAGGTGGATATAGTACAGGAGGATTTGCATTAACTAATGTCAATCCTACTTCCACAGGTACGACAGCTTTTACAGATTTTAGCGTTAACGCGTCATGGTCATCTGCAACATTTACCACACGTGGTTGTATAATATACAATACAAGTGATAGTAACTCTGCAGTATGTGTAATTAATTTTGGTGCAGACTACGCTGTATCAGGTGGTACATTTGAAATACAATGGCCAGCGGCAGATTCAAGTAACGCTATTATAAGAATAGCATAAAGGAGTAACACATGGCTTCAACATGGTCTAACGCGGAATTGCGGTTGATGACCACAGGTGAAAATGATAACACCTGGGGCGATCAAACCAACGATAATTTAAAGCGTCTTGATGACATGGTTAACGCCTATATTGGCGTAACATTATCTGGTGCAACCAAGACTTTAACTTTTACAAATGATCCAACTACTTACGCTCAAGAAGATGGACGTTGCAAGATTTTAAATTTTACTGGAACTCCGGGAGCCACATGCACAGTCACATTCCCAAACAAGTTGATGTGGTATGTTATTTTAAACAATACTGGAGACAGCAATGATATTGTGTGCACGGCAGGAACAGGTGCGGCAACGTATACAGTTTCAGCGGGAAGAGATGCAATCATTTATGTAGATGGTTCAGATGAAATTTATAATGCATTAAATGATTTACAAGTTAACACAGTTAATGGGGTTGACCCATCAGCAAGTGCGACAAAAGGCTTTGCTACGGCAATGGCAATCGCATTATAGTATAAGGAGGATAAATGGCACAAGATTTTGAATCGGTTGGAGTATTGGTAACAAATAGTGAAACAGCTATTTTAACATCAAATTCAGATGATGCTATTGTCGGATTAAGATTAACTAATATTTTAACAACTGCCATTACAATGAATGTTTATATTGATTTGGCGGGCGCAGGAACTGATTATTACATTTGTAAAAATTTAAGCATTCCACCAGCAAGTTCAGTTGAACTTGTTCAAGGTGGAGCTAAAATAGTTTTAAATACAACGGATGTAGTTTATGGATTATGCGGAACAGCCAGTGGCTGTCATGTTTGGATTAGTTATGTTGATTCAATTAGTACATAAGGAAAAATAAAATATGGCTGAAACTAAAGATCAAAATGGAAGTTTATATTTAGGACAAGAAGCTGCCAAAGATGGGTTCTTTACACATCAGGCGACCATAGACGGAGATCATTACATTGAATCGGCTGTCTTGGCGGGGCCAGTTTCCTATACGGGAACTGTAACAATAACAGGTAACGTGGTGATAGTATGAGTAAGTTAAACGTAGATAAGGTAGATCCCAGTACAGGCACGGCTTTAGAAATCGGCAGCTCAGGAGATACGATAACAGTACCATCAGGTGCGACTTTCGCTGTTTCAGGAACAATGAATGCCTCATCCATTACGGCAGGAACTGTTGCTACGGCAAGACTTGGCAGTGGTACTGCTTCTTCAAGTACAGTATTATACGGAGATCAAACCTACAAGACAGAGCCAGGATTAACAGGTTGGACAACTGGTGGAACAAGTAATAGTTTAATTCCTTCAGCAACAGATCAAGGAATTTATCTAGGAGTTAGTAGTGCAACTGCAACAAATTTATTGGATGATTATGAGACAAGCCAAACTTGGACGGCCACTTTAACCGACAATTCTGCCGCAACAATGGCTGCGACCATTGGTAAAAGTTACACATTGATTGGCAATATATGCACTATAACTGCCTACATTCACAGTTGGACAGACGAAGGTGACGGTTATCTTAAAAGTATGGCTCTTCCTTTCGCTAGTGCAGCGGCGCCAAGAGCAGCAGGCGCACTTTCTGTTTATAATGTTCCCATAAATTATAAAGGAGTTGTAGCTGAAATTTCTGGAGGCTCTGCATTGTTGAATTTTTGGGAGTTAAAAGATGATGCTGCTGCTAATCAATATATGGAAATTACTGGCGGTGAAGTGATGGTCAGCATCACATATACAATAGCTTAAAAAGGAGGTAAAAAATGGCAATAACCAAAGAAAATGTAATAGAGAGAATAGAAGTGGTGACTGAATATAAACATATTCAGTTAGCGACTGACTTAGTCATTAAAGAAGACGGT